ACAAAAAGCCCCCTCTTTTGGAGGGGGCGAAATGGAGCAGGCGAAGAGACTCGAACTCTCGACGTCCACCTTGGCAAGGTGGTATGCCGTCAGAGGTAAAATCCTTTTTAGACCCAGCCAGACCCAGAGCTTGACAGGCAGTTTTGTAAGACAAAACCAAGGGAGCATGGCTTTCATCAAAGTAATTCTCATCGGAAACCTTACCCGCGACCCCGAGCTTCGGGTCACACCCAAGGGCTCCTCAATCGCTCAATTCGGCGTCGCCGCTAACAAGAAGTGGACCGACGCCGCTGGCGCGGAACACGAGGACGTGTGCTTCGTCGACGTAGAGGCATGGGGAAAATCCGCCGACAACATCACCAAGTTCTTTTCCAAGGGTAAATCCATCTACATCGAGGGCTCGCTCAAACTCGACACTTGGGACGACAAGACCACCGGCGCCAAACGCTCGAAGCACAAGATCGTGCTGGAGAAGTTTGAGTTCATCGGCGGACGCGAGGCTAGTGCGCCCCCCGAACAGGCCGCCGCTCCCCGCCCCGCACCCGCTCCGCGTCAGGGCGCTCTCCCTGGCGTGCCTGCGCCGCAGGAGAATAACGAAGACGTGCCGTTCTAATGCGTAAATCTATCAACTTCTGGCGCGCCTTCGCGGATCATCCTCCCGCGCTCATCCGCCTCTACGCTCGTCGCCGCAATGGCCGCACCGTTGAGGCCATAACCGCCGAGGAGATAGCCATTACCTCGGGCATACCGCTTTCGCGCGTGCAGGAGATTTCGGCGAAGGTGGAATGGGAGGGCGTCTCCCTCGCCGAGGCCGAGCGCTTTTGCGCAGGAGCAAACTTCGACCCGACCTCCGCCAAGGACCGCAACCGTGAACGAGCCTATAACCTAAAATGTCATCAGAACCGTCCGAGATTCCAATGGCTGAAGCGCCACCCGCGTTTCGTGTCCGAATTCCTTCCGCTCATCGTCGCGTTGAAGAACTCCCCCCCGGGGTCCTCACCCACCTCCCTGGCGCCGGTATTCCACACGACGAGCTAACGCCAGTCCTACTCCGCGACAAATGCTTCCAGACCCTTCTCAAGAAATTCCGCCAAGCAGAGGACATCAACCTGCCGACGGGGCGAGAACTCGACCGTCAGTGGCACAAGATGGTGGTGGAATACAAGAAGTGGCTCCTCATGGCGACGGGCAAGGACGCCCGGATGGGCCGCTGCAACGAGCTGCTGGTGAAACTCCAGCAACGGGCGACGATCGTGCGCCGAGCGGAGGTGATGCGCCGACTGGGCCGCGTCCGCTTCAAGGCAAACCGACAGATGCCGCACATTCACATAACCGTGCCAGGAGTAAACGGCTCAGGCACGCAGACGTAGCCGCCGCGATGAAGGAGGCGCGGGGTGACTATGACCTCGCCGCCGCCGGGCTTGAGTGCGCGGTGATCTCCCTCAAGCAATTCATCCAGCGCGACCCGCAGCTCTCTGCGATCTGGTTGCCGAACGTCGATCAGGTGACCGTGCCGGACGAGGCCGACCTCATGCGGCGCACGCTGCCAAAAAACACCGCACCCGTGCCGAAAGTTTTGACTGATGACGTTATCGGCGAGGCCATGCTGCGTGCCGACCGCGACATCCTGCGCGCCGGGCTCAAGGGTGCAGGCATATCTGAGGGCGCGATCGCCAAACTCGGCCTGATGGAGGACATGGCCGTGAATACCGGCAGGTTCCTTGGCGCCGCGCTGGACCTGACGCACCGGATGACGGTGTTCCAGGGCGTCGCGTTGTTCGAGCAGGCCGAGTGGATACGGCTAAACATTCTCCAGGATGAGTCCCTGCCGCACGAGATCCGCATCGAGTGGCAGAAGGCCTACACCGACATCTCCGAAGTGCTGGGCAAGACCAGTGACCGTGTGCTTGCTGGCACGCAGGCCGCCGTCGCGATGCTCAAAAAGAAGGAAGAGGTAGAGGGTGGTAAGGGCGGCAAGGGCAAGCCCGGCTTCGAGCCGTTGAAGAAAGTCGGGCAGGAGCCAACCCAGCCTGACATCGAAACGTGAGAAAGATCGATGAGAGCGTTTTTTCTTGGCTCGGGGAACAGCTCGCGCCGCCGGCCCAGCCGGACTCAGCCCAGATCGACACGACCTGGCGGCCGAAGCTGAACCCAAAGCAGCAGGATGCGTTCGATTCGACCGCCCGTTACGTCCTCTGCTACGGCGAGAAGGGTTCCGGCAAAACCCGCGGACTCCTGGACAAGCTGGTGCGCCACGCCTACGAGAACGCGAATGCACTCTGCCTGATCGTGGTGAAGCAGCGCTCGATGGCGACGCAGGGTGGCGCATGGGATGAACTCATCCAAGAAGTGCTGCCAACGTGGCGTGACGGCAACCGTGACCGCAATGGCCAGTTCACCGATAATGGCATGGGGCTCTCGTTCTCGGATGTGAGCTTCGATGCCAACCGCAATGAGCTGGTGTGGATCCAGAATAGGTTCGGTGGTTGGTCGAAGGCGACCGTGATGTCGGCGCTGCACGCCGACCAGCTCCGCTCCCGTATCCGTGGCTACACACCGAGCTTTGTCTTGGTTGATGAGCTGACGAGTTGCGAATCCGACACCTACCTCGTGGCGATTGCGGCGCAGGTTGGCCGTCGCCGTGGCATCACGGGGCCGCAGCAATACTGCGCAGCGTGCAACCCGGAGGGGCCGAGCCATTGGGTTTACAAGAAGTGGTGGGAGGAGGCGTTCGATGAAGCGACCGGCCTGTGGGACCACGACTTTGAGAAGCACCATATTCCGATTCAGGAAAATCGGCACAACCTGCCGCCGGGTTACTTGGAAGGCCTTGAAAAGCTCTACAAGTCCGACCCCATCGAGGCGGACCGCATGTTGCGCGGCGTGTGGGTGGATCGGCCGAGCGGCGACTCGCTCTTCCGAGATGTCTTCAGTATCGGCGCCCATGTGCGCCCGCTGAACGAGGATGGCATCCCGCATCGCCAGGAGCGGCTGTGCCCGATCCCCGGCCATCCGATCATCGTGGGCATGGACCCTGGCTCGGTCTACAACGCCTACGCGTTCATGCAGTGGCTGCCGCCCATCGCGGGCATCACGCCCTGGGAAACGGAGATGGGATGGTTGGTCTTCGACGAGGTGTGCCTGACCAAGCGCAAAGTTTTCTACCACCAGATCACCCCCATCTTGATGCGCGTGATCCGATGGTGGCGCAGCCAGGTCGCGGGCAAGCTGCCGCAGGTGTGGATATCGGATACGTCGGCGCTGAACCAGTTTCGCGCTGCGGCGCAGAGCTCGGACTCAGCCTACGACGTGCTTGAAATCGAGCGCGTTTATGCAATCTGGCGTGAGCGTTACGGGCTGGAGCCAATCAAGATCAAGCCGACGCCGAAGTTTGCCGGATCGAAGGCGGTGCGCGTGCGGCTACTGACTCAACTACTCTCCGAGAACCGCATCCTCATCTCTGCGTCCTGCGTCCACACGCGAGCGATGCTACTTAATCTGGAGAGCGAGAAGCAGAAGCCGGGCGACTTTGACCCGGACAAAGCGATGACGCCAAAGCGCTCGGACCACATCCATTTATTCGACGCCATCACCTACCCGATCATCACCTCGACGCTGGAGCCGAACAAGCTGTTGAGCGTGATGGAAGAAAATACGCAACGCGTGGTGAAGAGTTCTTGACTGCCTGTTTTGTAACCTAAAACCGAACCCATCCTATGCAAACCATCGCACTCGACCTGTCCAATAACCCCGAACTGAAATCGCTCGTCGCCGACATGGAGCCTGGCGACAAGCTCGACCTCCGCGCCGCCATCAAAGGCATGGATGACCAGAGCGTGACGCTCACCATCGAAGAGTGCTCGGAGTGTGCCGACGACTCCGAATACTCCGAGGAAAACTCCAAGGAGGAGGACTCCAAAGACTCCAAGGGCGGCGGCTACATGATGAGTAAATCGAAGGGGAAGCCCAAGGCCGGCGTGATGATCATCACCGACGAGATGGAGTGATATGCGGGCGTCCCCGATCACGCCGAACCGTGCATCGAAGCACCAGACGCCGGCCTCGCTCCGAATCGATATCCACTATGCGAAGCTCTCGCTCATCCGGCGCTGGAACTGGGAGCGGTTTCACCGCCTCGCCTCGTTTCTCAATGTCACCTACGGGGAGCTGGCGTCGCTCATCGCCCTCCCCCACTCGCTCCTCGATGGAATCCGCGAGCGCAACTATTTCCCAGGCCCGGCTGCCCTGCTCCTGACCCTGCTAGAAGCCAACGCACTCAAACTCTACTCGGACGACATCATCGCCCAACCCTTCCCGACCGACTATGCACCACCCGAAGATCCTGGAAAAGTTCGGCCTGACTCAACTCCGGCTCCGTGAGATATTCACTGCGGAGACTGACTCAGCCGACATAGCGATCCGCAAACGCTTTGAGGAGCGCATCCAAGACCGCATCGACCAAGGGGTGCGTATCTGCGCCGAGAACGCGACGCTCTATCAGGCGGTGGACATGGCGTGGGACTCGCCGCCCATCCAGAAAGAGACCATCCCGCTGCTTCTCTGGGCGCAGGGAAAGATCAAGAAAGAGGCGCTGCGCTCGCGCATCGAGGGCACGCCGCTGGAGCAGGAGTTGATCAAGAAAAAGGCGGACGGGACGATCTCCATCGACATCCCCCGCCTCCACGAAATGTCGATCACGCTGGTGCGCTCCTATGTGACCCGCCGACTGGCCGCGCAGACCTCGCGCTTCGCCAACCTGTGGCCCTACTTCCGCTACGAACCCCGTGGCGTCGAGGCGGTCTCCAAACTGAAGGCCGACGCGCTCTCGCAGCGCATGGACATCCTGGTCGATGCCTACAATATCCGGCACCTCGGCACCCAGCTTGCCCGCGACCAGCTCCTGTATGCGCGCTCGGTGGCATTCCCCCGCAGTTCATGGGATTGCGTCGAAGGCTGGCGCGCGAAAGACCTAAACGTCGAGGGAGGCGAAATCGAAGTGGAGAGCTACGTCATCCGCGAGGGCGTGGAGTTCGTGAACCCGAAGCCCAGCCAAGTGTATTGGGATCTGTCTGCGCCGCTGCCCAACATCAACACCGACACCGGACCCTCGTGGATCGGCTACTGGGGCATCGTCAAGTATGGCGACCTGCTCGACGGCAAATACTGGAACACGGACAAGCTCTCCATCGGCGCGTCGTGGGCGGAGCTGGTATCGAAGTTTCAGGACTTCTTCACCTACTACTTTGACCCGAAGATCCTCCAGTGGCCGGGCTCACGCTCGGACCCGACCCTCGGCAACAACCGCGAGGCCAACATCGGCACCTACGCCGCGACCGACAAGGATTGTGGCGTCCTCCTGGTGCAGCATTTTGAGAAGATCAACCCCAAGCAGGAAGGCATCTGCGACTACGACTGCGACATCTGGCTGCGTTTCTCGATGGCTGGCGACGGCACCGTGGTGGGCGCGGAGGCGATGCCCTCGATCCCTGCCTGCTACGGCGGCATGAACGAGAACGACCAGCGGGTGGTGAATATGTCGATGGCGATGGAGCTTTTGGCCTATCAGGACCAGCTCTCCAACCTCGCATCCCACATGCTCGGCCAGCTTCGTCTCGGCCTGCTGCAGCTCTGGCTGATCGACAAGGACTCGCTGGAGCCCGACATCCGCACCTATTTTGAGGACGGCATGAAGCGGAAGGATTTCTGGGTAGATCCGCAGGCGCTCTTCTACTCGAGCTCCAAGCTGAAAGAGCTCGGCATCATGGACCCCTCGCAGGCGTTTCGAGTGGTGCAGGCCAACCTGTCCAACACGATCGAGAACTGCTTCAACGGCATCACCCGCCTGCTCAATCTGTGCGACCGCCTCATGATCCTTAGCCCGAATGAGCTCGGCCAACCGGCGCCGCGTGAGATTTCGGCCACCGAAGTGCAGGAGATCTCCAACACCACGACCTCCATCCAGACTTTTGTGTCCGATGGCATCGATGAGCAACGCGCGGCGATGAAGAAGCTGCTCTACCAAGCGTTGATCTGCCGGAGTAAGAGCGTGCTGCGCGTGCCTGCGCTCAACCGCTATTCCCTTGAGACGCTTACCAAGGCAGGATTTAGCCCGGCCGACACGGCCAACATCGATGACGGCAAGATCATCCCGATCAACACCACCATCGTGGGCGACGTAGGCACGCTGATCTACGAATACGTCTTTGATAGCCGCGACGGAGCGGAGCGCACGCCGAACGCGGCAGTCTCCCAGACCATCACGCAACTCGTGCAGTTCCTGACCTCGAACGAAGTCGTGGCGCGCGCGATGGGCAAACGCCGCCTCTTTGAACTGGTGAATGA